AACTTGGCTTGACTTTGAGAAGGGCTGTCACGGAAGCGATGTTTTCTCCGCTTGCAACCGTCAAGGTGGGGCTGCAGAGAACCGGCGAGAAAGATGTGAACGGACAGAATGTCGATGTTACCGAACCGTTTGTAAAGCTCGTCAGTTTTGACGATTATGTCCGCGACATGAGTGCGCGGTCTGCTTACGAGCCGGCGTTCGAGGGTAACACTTACTATCTCTCCCGGGAAGAACTTGAAGAGAAATATCCGAAAGCGAAACGCCTCAAGCTGACCGCCGACGACCTGGGAATGCAGAGTACATACGGAGATGAGCGCACGGAGTCGATCAGCCATAGCCCAGGTTCGGGAGAAGACAACTGGCGGCAAAGAGTCGCCGTTCGCGATTTGTGGTTGAAAAAAGAACGGTTGCTGGTGACTTATGTCAAGAGCAGACCTGATTTTCCCATCGGAGTGATTGAATTGGATTCGCCGGAAGAGGGGCCGTTTCATTCCCTGTGGTTTACCGATGTTCCCGATAACGCCATGCCCCTACCACCGTTCTCGGTGCTCAAGAATATCCAAGAACTGGCCAACAGTATGTTTCGACGCCTCGCGCACCAGGCTCAGATTCAAAAACGGGTAGTGGGATTCAGTGACGAGGAAAGCGCTAATCGGTTTAAGAATGTAAAGGACGGAGACGGTCTTTTGTGGACGGGGCAGAAACCCGAAAACATTCAAGTCGGCGGGATTGATCCGAAAGATCTCGCGCTTCTCATTCAACTCAAAGATATGTTTTCATGGGCGGCTGGAAATCTTGATAGCCTAGGCGGTCTTTCCCCTATGGCGGAAACCGCGAAACAAGATGAAATGCTGGCAAAATCAGCCAGCGCGCAACTTGCCGACATGCAGGATGCCGCCGCCGGGTTCGCCCACCAAGTCTTTCGACAGATCACATGGTACGAATGGACGGACCCGGTACGCGAGCGCATCTTGGAGAAAGAGATTCAGGGAACCGATGTGGTCATCCCGGCGAGATGGAGTCGCGCAACGCGCCAGGGGGATTTCCTGGACTTCAATTTCTATATCAATCCCCAAAGTATGCGCGAAAACAGCCCGGCCGCGAAGATTCAGAAGTTGAACGGTATTCTGACGCAGTTTTATCAACCCCTCATGCCGTTCTTCCAGCAGCAGGGGCTGACCGTAGATATCCGCAGGCTGAACCAGATGATCGCCGATTACGCGAATTTGCCGGAGCTTGAGCAGCTTATTATCTCTCTTGATCCGAATGTCGGCGCCGACACGGAAGGACCGGTCGGGAATCCGAACCCGGTAGGGAAAGCCTCGAACACAACGCGAACATATGAGCGCGTCAACCGGCCCGGGGCTACGCGGGTCGGAAAGGATATGGCTCTCATGCAGACGTTGATGGGCGGAAACGTTCAGCCGGCCGAAAGCGAAGCAATGTTCAGGAGTGTCAGCTAATGCCGAGATATTCTTACGTGCATCCGAAAACCAATAAAATCATCGAGCGCGTTTTCCGTATGGGAAAGGCGCCGAAATCCATTCGTCTTTCGAGCGGGACGAAATGCAATCGGTGTTTGCCCGCGGAAATTGCCAGCCAGGGCGGAATGCAGTCTTCGACATGGCCGATGAAATCCATCGCCCTGGCGGTACACCCGTCACAGCGCCAGCAGTACGCGGAATTCTCGCAAAAACACGGAGTGCCAACGCATTTCGATGAAAAGGGGCATCCGGAATTCCGTACTCGCGAGCATCGCAAGCAATATGCCGAATTGGTCGGCGCAACTGATTTTGACGGCGGATACAATGACCCGCATTGTGATTAGGAGGCAGCGGAAATGGCAGAGAAAATGGCAGAGAAAATGGCAGAGGAAATGGCAGAGGAAAAAGAAACTGTGGAAAAGGCGGAAAACAATGAGCCGTCTTTCATGGAGATGCTTGATGATGCGACTGATGCTCATGTGAAGGAAACCGAATCCAGGTCCGAGTCAAACGAACCGGACAAAAAGAAGAATACTGTCCCAGACAAGGACAAGTCGGGAGAGGAGGTTGTCCAGGAAGATCTGGACAACAAGGACGGCGGCGAGAAAGAAGAGGATGGCGGAGACGGTGAGCCCGCAGTTGACGAAGCTCTTCTTGAACGGGCCGTTCGCGCCGGCATGGGGCTGGCCGATGCAAGGGCTGTAGTAAATCAGAACAGTCTTGAGAATATCATCGGGCGGCTGGAAGAAGCCGGTAAGAAAATCGCCGAGTCCGGAGACAAGAAATCCGCGACCGGCGAGGAAAAGAGTGATGAAGATTTGCTCAAGGAGATCCCGGACTTAGACCCGGAAGAATACTCCGAAGAAGTGGTCGGGGCATTCAAAGGGCTTAAGGCCATGGTTGCCAAACAGCAGAAATTCATCGCCAGTCTCAAGCAAGACCTCGATTCACGCGGTACGTGGGTCGATGAACGAATCGCCGAACTTGGCAAGGATTTCAACGAAGTTTTCGGCCGGGGGAATTATACCGATCTCCGCGAAGGCAAACAGAAAACGGCGAGGGATAAACTCCTTCGTCATGTGGAATTTGCCGAACTAGACACAAAGGAAAGCGGAGAGAGTCTTACCCATGCCGAAATCTTCAAACTGGCGCTGAAAAGCGGGTTCGGTGAAACTCTCAACCAGATCAAGGGTAAAGTCACCACAAAAGCGGCTGCGGAGCGGGCGAAAAAAGTAATCAATCAGCCGAGAAGCACTACCGGACGCCTCGCTTCGGGAAACGATTACGGCAATAAGGAAGATCGCGAGGCTGACGCAACCAAAGCCGTAGCCGCTATGATGGAAAGCGACTAAGACCCTTTCGCAAGCTGAAAGGAAAGGACAATGGGACAAGTTCTTACTCCCGAGCAAATGCCCGATGCGGTCATCGCGACGCTGAATAAACTCAATCGCGGCAAATGGATCGGAGAAATGACCGACTTGCAGGAGCACGTCGGGTTCAACAAGATCTGCAAGGAAAAGCGGGAACAGCAGAAGTCCGGCCGCGGGATCACCGTGCGGTATGTGATGGATCACAATCACAGCGCGGAGCACGTCGGGCTGTTCGGCACGATGGAATTCAGTCGTGACGACGCGATGGTGGAAGGCACCGTGCCGTGGACTTATACGGACGGCAAGATGGTCTTCGATGAGCGCGAGCCCGATATGAACAGCGGGGCCGAAGAGGTTGTCAATCTCGTCTCTATTGAGAATTCCCGTATGCTCACTTCAATCGCGGAACTGTCGGAAGAGGATGTGTGGGGAATCCCTGAAACGGAAAGCACCAACGACACGCCATTCGGTGCCGAATACTGGATCACCAAGCACGCCAGCCTGGGATTCTACGGCGGCAATCCCTCCGGATTCAGCGCCGGCAGGGCTGGCATTTCCAGCGGTGACTATGACCGGCACAAAAACTTCACCGGCGCTTACAGCACCGTTGACGACACCGCAACTACCGGCCTCGTCTACATGATGGAGATGGCGGCGGACAAAACCAGGTGGGTTGCGTCGGCTCCCGAACCCGGCATGGGAAGAACGGGGTATACGCGCGGGATCTTCTGCAACTGGACCACGAAGAACGCGCTCAAGAACGTGTCCAAGGCGAACAACGACAGCCTCGGGTTCGACCTTTCGACCCAAATGCCGGTTTTCCGCGGCGCAGGCATTCAGTATGTGCCGTATTTCGACAGCAAGAGCGACAACCCGCTCTACATGGTCGATTTCAACCATTACTACGCGAAGTTCCTCAAGAACTGGTTCATGAAGCGCGCCAAGATCACTCGCCTTCCGAAGCAACCACACTGTTTCGCGGTTCTCGTGTCAATGGTGTGGAATATCGTGTGCGATGACGTCCGGCGCCAAGCGGTGTTCTACGAGGCGTAACAGAAGCGCAAGTGGAAGTGGAATATTGAGTTGATTTTGATGAATGTTTTTTGAAAGGATAAACAATGAATCCTGCACAACACAAATCGCAGGCCGTCAAATTCCAGAAGCGGGTGTGGCTGGCGGGAACGGCCGACGACGTTTACAGGCGCGGTACTGGCGTTTGCTATAACCGTGATTACGGAACCGAGGGCGACCATGAAGGCGAACGCGACAAGCGGGTGGAACGCGCGAGCACTTCAAACAACCGGCGTTTTGCCGGGGTTCTGGACAGGACCGTGACTATCCCCAGTACCGGTGAAATTCAGGTGACGATCAACATGCCCGGCTCCGTGTGCGATATTGCACTGGGGGCCGACACGGTGGTCGATACCGAGATGCTTACCTGCCTGGCGGGAGGCGCGGGCGGCGCGGGCCGGTTCGGCGACAAGGGATTTCCCGGGCGTGGTACCGCGATTCCTCTCCAGACGGTGACCGCCGTGCTGGAAAGCGTCAAGGATGGCACCGGTGTTCTGAGCGCGGACGGTCTTACCCTGACCGTCTCCGATTCGGACGACTACACGGTCGGCGATACGGTTGTCATTCTTGCCGGCGAGGATGATGCCACCGGCGCCGTGGTTCCGGGAGAATACACGATCTCCAGCATCACGAACAGCACCACCATTGTCCTGACCGCTTCGGCGGTGGACACGACCGCGGCTGGCACGGCTACCTGCAGCTACTACGTGTTCACCGGCAATCCGACGGCTCTCGCCCTGCTTCTCGATGGCGACGAGTCCGGGTTGGTGACATGGATCAGCCCACCGAATGCCGGAGATACCGACTATGAACCGATGATGGGCGGTATTTCCTACATCAACGGTGGGATCACGCTGGGGTCCAATTTCGATATCGACCTGCCGTCTGACACCATCTACGGAGCGCGGACCGCCTTCATCGTCATGGGTACTCTCGGGAGCCATGCCGCCGTTGTCGATCTCGATGTCGAAGGCTTTACGCTGGCCGGCGGCGCACTGGCGCAGGTCGAACAGATGGATGCCGCGGCCGACGCCGGGTTCCTCGTGTGGGACGGGATATGGCGCACCCTTGGCAAGGTCGGTGGCGCGACTGAGGCGTAACAACACCATTTCGATTCTTAAGGGGGAGACTGTGCTCTTCTCCTTGAGAATCGGTTTTCTTTTGAAAGGCAGCGAAATGGATAATCAATCAATGCTCAAAGAAGTGGCAGAGGATTTCAGGCGGATTCTCGGGCTCCAGGCGGATGAACAAATTCCGGCAAACCTGGCAAGCATGTATTGCGACTATCGATATCGGAAGGACGTCTGCAGCGCCGGCGGGGTTTCCGCTAGCGAATTGATTCTTCTGACGATTATCGCCGGATGTGACCGCAAGGAGCCGCCGAAATCCGTCAAACCGAAAGAACCGAAGAATGACAAGCGCTCACTCATCACGGGTGATCGGGTGAAAACCCTTGTGGATGGCCAGTCGGCAGCCGGGATATTCATTGAGAAATGCGGCGGCAAGAAAACCGGCATGGCCAGGGTGAAAATCGACGGTGAAAAAGCGAACTTCCATGAAGTCCTCTTTTCCGACACTGAAATCACGGAGTAAATTCGATGGCCGATTCTACACTGTCACTGACTTACACTGAATTGCTGGATGCGGTAGCATACTTCGTTTATGGCAAGGCTTACGATGATGCGACCGCGGGCGAAAAGTCCAAGTGTGATGAAATAGTGAATATAGGCTATCGTCAATTCCTCTACCCTCCGACGGTTGAAGGGATCCCACAGGGCTATGAGTGGTCTTTCCTGCGACCGGTAACAACTCTTGAGACTACGGAAGACGATGCGGATCAGGATTTGCCGGACGATTTCGGAAGACTAATTGACGGGTTCACTTTCGAGGATAACGCCCAGGTGCCTTCGGTGTTGGCCGACGTGGGTGAAGGAAAAATCCGGAGGTTGCGGCAACAGTATTCCGAAACCGGTCGTCCGCGGGTGGCTGGAATCAGGATTAAGGCCGGCACGGGTACCGTCGGGCAACGGCGCGAAGTGATGTGGTTCCCGACGCCGGATGACGCATACACCCTTGGCTACAAGTACGAGGCGTTGACGGATAAATTGACTTCGGACAAGCCTTATCCGTTGGGGGCCATGAAACACGCGGAAACACTTCGGCTTTCGGTACTGGCGGCGGCGGCCGCCACAATGAATGACAATTACGGCATTCATTGGGAAAACTTCCTTCGGATGCTGGCATCCAGCGTGAAGAGAGATCAGAGGGAAGGTCAGAAATACTTTGGCAATGTCGGCTCTCACGGTGAATATGATGAACACCCGGAAGGCCGGCTTTACAATTATAGCTTAACTGTAAGTGGTGTGGAGATAGAATAATCGAACGGGTTGCGGAGAGGGGTTAGTCTCCTGCCGCCGGCGCCCACGGAGGGTTCCGACTTGTTCGATTTCAGCAGGAGAGAAAATCATGTTAAGGCGAATTTGCAAGTTGCTTGGTTTCAAGGCTGCGAGTTTTCTGGCGGCCAACAGGAAAACAATACTCGATCAGGGCGATACCGTGCCAACCGACGGGACCGCGGGCTATGCGATTGGCGGGGTGTTCATGCACCGTGATGGCGGTGCTGGCGATGCGCAGTATATCAACGAGGGCACGGAAGCTTCGTGCGACTTCAACGCGGTTTCCGTTACCGGCGGCGCCGCGACTTATGATATTGGCGCGGGTGAGACGTTCACCGTGACCGGCACGGACGCCGCCGCGCCGATTATCATGACGAACATCATAACGACCGCCGGCAAGACTGGCGGACGGGCATTGTTCCATGTGCAGACTAACGTCGCTATGGGCGGATGGGCCAACGGCGTCAAGGGCTACTGGGAAGCCACTGGAACCGCCGGCCGGGTGACGGGTCTTGCGTCGGGTGTTTGCGCGGAACTGAAGACGGCGGACGCAACCCTCGCGAGCGGCGCGTACTACCCGCTGGAAGCGGAATATGTTGCCGGCGGAACGTCCGTGGTGTCAAATGGTGGTGGTACCAGGGCCGGGTTTATTTACATGCAGCACAGTGGCGATCTCAACGGCGACTTCGATGACAACGGCTACCTGTTCACTGCTTGTGGCCTGACTGCCGGCTCTGGGCATCTGCTCAGTACCGACAGCCAGACGTTGAAGGTTCAGGTGGGACTTGCCGGCTCTGAAAGCACTCGGTATGCGGTTCTCAGCCAGGCAGAAGATTGCCTGTCTCTCAGCTATACGGCCAGCATTACCGAGGCCATTCCGATCACCGTGGTGACTGCGAAGACGGTAACAACTGGCATGTCCATGAGCGGTGCGGGCACGTTCACGAAGGGCATTCTGCTCGATGCCACGGCAATCACCACGGCAATCGAAATCTCGGCCGGAAGCATGACAGATGCGATACTCATCTCTGGCACGACACCCACAGACGGCATCCACATCAGTTCTGCCTGTGTGACGCACGCGATCAACATCGGTGCCCAGACTGGCTCTGGCATCACCATGAGCACAACCGGGACTTATGGCTTGAACGTTGGCGGCGCGGCCACCACCGCGGCGATCAACATCGCAACCGGCCAAGTCACATGTATCGTCTTTGGCACTCCGACAAATGAGATATTCCGCTTTGATGATGACGGGACGATTTGCGGTGATGCTAACGGGGCGATTTTGGCTGACATCTCTGGGACAGCAAACGCCGGTTTTATCAAGGTCGTTGTCGGAAGCGCGGATAAGTATATTGCGCTGTACGACTTGAAGTCGTCGTAAGTAACCAAGCCGGGGCGGGGATTGGCCTCGCCCCGGCATGTTTGTATGAAAGCGGTAAAGGAGGTGTGTGATGGAAATGGCAGCGAAAGAACGGATTTTGCTTATGTCGATGTTGCCCGCGACCGGCGACATCCAAACCCTGAAAATGCTGAGAGAGCTTCGCGAATCTCTTGCGTTTTCAGAGGAAGAAGGAAAGGCCATCGATGTGCGGATCGAACAGAGCAAGGATGGTCAGATACAAACGATCTGGGACGCCAACAAGGCGGCTGGACTGCCGCCCAAGGACATCGATGTTAATGGCGTCCTTAAGGCTCTTGTAGTCAAACTATTACAAGAGATGGCAGATGCCAAACCGCCCACACTGGAAGACAAGCACATCGAATTGTGGGATTTGTTTTGCGGGTAATGTCGAAGGAGTAACTGATGCCTAATAAACCAGAACGATGCGTTACTTGCAAGTTCCGCCGCCGAGGCACCTGCCATCGGTATCCGCCCAAGTTCATGAATTCGACTTCGGCGCAGTTGTCGGGGATAGAAAAGGACGAGGGTACCTGGCCGCGCGTGATGGGAAACGAATGGTGCGGTGAATATCAAGCAGATCCCGCCTCCTTCCCGCAATTTTTTGAATTAGAGGAAACCAATGGCTGCGGATCGCAAACTTCTTAATGTCATATTCCCCCGTGGCGGTGTAAATCGCCGGGGGGGATATGCGCAAAGCAGAGGGCCTTTCACCTGCCCGGGGGGCTTTAACGTCCGCAGTATCGGGCCCCTTGAAGAGCGCGATCGCGGCGGCAACCGTCCTGGATTGGTCAAATTCGTTGACAATGACTTCGGCTCGGTAATCACCGGGCTTCGTGCAGTTGGCTATATTGACGCCAGCGGCAACCTGCAGCATGACCTTGCGGTGATTGCGGATGGGTCATTGAGCATTATTCAGGGTTCGTCAGTCACTACCACCAAGGCATATCTTGCCACCGAGGACGGTGACAGGATCATTGATGAGGACGGCAATTACATCATCTTTAATTCGACCGTGGCTTCGGTGAATCCCATAGGCGACAGTAACGCATTTCAAATGGCTGAATGGGAAGGGAAACTCTACATTGCCGATTCAACCTTGAAGGTCTATGACCCCGTGACCGGAGTAGTTCAGGACGTAGAGGGCGCCCCTTCCAGCCAACCTCTCGTCTGCGTCTATCAGGAGCGGTTGCTTCTGGCCGGCGAGGATCATATGTTCTATATGGCGGGTGAAGCCGACGGAACCGACTGGGTAGCCGGTGCCGATGGGGGTAAGGTGGGGCGAGCAGTTTTTGGTTACGTGGGAGATAGCGGGGCAATCGGCGAAAAGATTCTCGCCGTCGTGCCGTGGCATGACCGCGCGTTGGTTTTCGGCACCATCGATAGTTTGTGGGCGGTATACGGCAATCCCGCGCGGGAAGGCAGCGAGAAGAAAAACGTCAGCCCGCACGTGGGAATCATAAGCCCCCGGGCAATCTGCGTGACACCGAACGGTATGGTGCTGTTTCTCGCCCGCAACGGTCTTTATGCCTGGCAGGTCGGCAGCCAAGCTCATCCCGAACCGTTTTCTAAACGGAAGGTGCCGGAAGAACTCTTGGACGTGGACGCATCCACGACCGATGTGATGATGCAATATGATCACCGCAGTCAAGGCGTTCATTTATTCCTGACCCCTTCCAGCGGAGTCGGAACGCATTGGTGGATTGATCTCGAAAACAAAGCATTGTGGCCGATGAAATTAACCGAGGATCACCAACCGCTGGCGGCTGAAATTATCTCGATTAGCGGCTATTCTAATGTTGTTCTGGGCTGTAAGGACGGTTATTTGCGGAGATTTTCAAATACCGTGGCGACCGACGATGGCGAAGCGCTCCATAGTCATTTGTTGCTTGGACCATTTCACATCGGGCGCGAAGAGGGTTACGACGGCATAATCGCCGAACTCAACTCGGCCTTGGCGGTCGGCAGCGGAGACGTGAAGTACAAACTTATTACCGCCGATTCCGCGGAAGAAGCGGTTGATCTTGCGAATAACCAATTGGACGCGATGGTGGACAGTCAATATTGATAATCCCTGGGGGAATTATTATGAAAAAGGCTTGTGGCATCGTACTTCTGATTTGGATTGCGGTCGTTTGTCTTTGCATCATGTCCGGGTGTACTCCGGTGCTCCCGTGGTGGAAGCCGGAAGTCAACAAGGACAAAAAGGAGCATAATGAAAATAAGCCAATTACGATCACGAATAATTTTCCCTCCGGCACGACCGCGTTGGAAGCTGCGGAAGCTAACCGCAAGCTGATGTCCGCGCTTTTGGAGCAGGATAAAGTTGTAGCCGAAGCAAAGGCCGAAACGAAAAAGATTGAGGCGGAAGCGAAAGCCGCGCGTGCAGACGCGAAGGACGCGAGGTCGTTCTGGGAGCGATGGAAGTCGCGGGCGATCTGGCTTGTGATTGCGTGTATTGCGGTGGCTGTGATCTTCCCTGCCTGGGCTTGGCGGCGAGTGATAAAACTGAAACAGGTGATCGGAAATACCAAACATAGCGTTGACCGCGCAATGGAGGGATTACCCCCAGAGCAGCAAAAGGAATTTATTAACAACCTGGAGAAAAGCCAGTACGAGGCAACCAGAGCTGAACTCAAAAAACACAAATAAGGAGGAACGAAGAATGGCTACAAAACGTGACGGTAGCGGCAAGGGGCGGGGTGCAAACAGAAACACTGGACCGTGTAAGCGCGGTGGTCCTGGATACAGTCAAGGCGGCGGTCGTGGTAACGGCAAGGGACGTGCAAAACCCAGATAAAAAGGAAACATCATGGCAGGTATCAATGGAAATGGCAACGGCACGGTTTCAAAAATGGATGTACGGCTATTTTTCGCTTTAATCGCGGTGGCGCTGGCCATAATGGTTTTCTTCTCCCGCTCGTTCGCCAGTTCTGATCGAGTTTCCGGCATTGAAAAAAGAGTTGATAT